ACATTTTATATCATACATGCACATATACCCAGGCCNGATAAGTATGTTTTTTATCACATAGGAAATGTTATGGATCCACGTAAAAATGTAAAAGGTATTTTAGAAGCATTCATTCGTCTGAATGAACCTACAACACATCTACTTATAAAGGCTACATGTAATTCAAATGTATCTATAAATCTACCACGAGTAAAAGTAATAAACGGTCTATTATCAGATGATGATATAGAAGATTTGCATAGAATCGGTGATTGTTATGTAAGTTTTTCACATTCTGAGGGAGTAGGTATGGGAGCTGTAGAAGCTGCTGTACGAAATAAACCTGTCATAATAACTGATTATGGAGGAGCGTCTGAGTATATTAAAACCCCTTATACCATTAAATGTACATTACAGGAGCTGGAGAAGGATGACTTTTTATTCAAAAAAGGTATGCAATGGGGAAATCCTGATGCGAGCCAACTCTTGGAATATATGCGCGACGCATTTGATAAAAAACTCAAATATATGGATCATTCACACACGAAACAATTAACCGACAAAGAAAATGTTTTAAATGAATTGTTGGTCAATAATGTACTGTGACAATAAAGCTATTATACCAGTGAGAATAGCTCCTGACGAGAGTGACCCCTTTTGTGAAATAAGAGACATATTCAGATCATCTATAAAACCTATACCAGTGGGTTTTTTTATGATTTCTGGAAGAAATTTCGCTATAATAAGATATACAATCATAGAAATAATTACAGGTTTGAGAGTCTCCTGTTCGAACATTTATGTATTAAAAGAAAATTTTTCACCTATTTCTACACTCATGCTATTTTTAGGAATGCTATGTTTTTTACAAAAATTCCCACACGTTGCTTTAAATGTACAGCGTTTACCTTTAAGAGTAGTCGACTGACAAATATTAGTATTGTGTTTTTGTTCCACAACCTGTTTAGGACTGTCNGTTATAAGTATAGATGATCGTGACTTTTTGTGTTCTGCATGTTGCACATACTTTGATTTCATTTTCATCACACTTCTTGCAAGATGTTCACATCGCGCATCAGGTGTCTTCACCCCATGGAGACGCATGGCATCACGAAGGCACTCGTCGTAAGACATTTTACTTTATAATTTTTATATTAAACGCGTTTACTTAGGTTGAAGATATCATTCTTCCCTCGACAGGTTGAACTCAAGTGATTAATGAGAAGTTGTCCGGAATTTTAACCACTTGGACTTCGTGACAAAAATGTGTTTCCGCTTCCGTGATGAGCGCTATGATCTCCTCACGAGTTATCATATCCTCGTCATTTTTATTATTACAGAATTTTGTTCTGAGTTTATTAATTAAATCTGATATTTCTGCCATGATAGGTTTTTCTAAATAATTGTCCTTTATAAATTTTATAGCCGGACTTTCACCATTATCAAAAAGCATGACCAATCTATTGAAAGAATCATCTAATCCTTTTTTAATATCTGCACATGATACATCATGTCCATTGATTTCAGATATATTCATTTTTATGAAATGACATATCAAACTATGTACATGTGATTTCAGACTATTTTCTATATTATCGAAGCTGTCTATAATTATATTTCCGCGTTTGATAGGCATGCCAAATATTTCATTTGGTATACTCTCACATGGCGGACACTCTTGTTTAGGACACTCTTGGGGGGGAGGAGGTATTGAGGGACATTCAAGTGGAGGAGTGGAGCATACTGGTGGGGGAGGTATTGGGGGGCATGATTCAGGTTTCTTTATTAAGAGGAAATATATAAGTAACCCTATTATTATTACTACGAGAAACCCAATTATACCTAAATAAATATTATTTGAATTGATAGAATTATTTTTTACGTTATTCATTTAAGGTATACAAACATAAAAAAATAATGTATTTGAAGTGGACATCTAAATGTTATAAATGTGAATGTCCATTAGAACCCAAAATAGTTACACGTGGAATTGTAAACAAATTATTTGTAAGGGAATATCAACGCATTAGACCTCTATTCCTAAAAAATAATCGAAAGTTTTATTCATTTGTTGGATTGACCGTTAAGAAGGTATGTTATGCATGTTATGTAAATAAAGTAAAAATACAACCTAAGTTACTCATGAACAGAGAAATTGGTAACATAAAACATATAATACCACGAAGCAAGTCAAAAACTGAATCTGAAATCGTAAATTGGTACGACGGACTTATACGAAGAGCTTACTTAAACAATATAAACGTAAATACGACATGACAGAAAGTATTCAAAAACTCACTCATGTTGAACATATTCTTAAAAGACCTGATTCATATGTTGGACCTGTATCAAGAGTCTATGAACCTTACTGGATTCGAGTTGATAATGGTTTCGAAAAGAAGATGCTCAATTACTCTCCCGCACTTTTAAAAATTTTTGATGAAATTTTGGTCAATGCTATTGATAGAAATTCTATGTATCCAAAAAATACCACATGTATTTCTGTACATATAGATAGGGATACGGGTATCATATCAGTTGAGAATAACGGACCATTAGGTGGTATCTCTATAAAAATGCATGAAAAGGAAAATATATGGAATCCTGAACTTACATTCGGTCACTTATTGACTAGTACAAATTATGACGACAATCAAAAAAGGGTTGTAGGTGGTCGCAATGGATATGGTGCTAAACTTGCAAATGTATATTCATCAGAATTTTCAATTACGATTAAAGATGGAGAAAACAAAAAAAAATATACACAACAATGGACAAACAATATGCGTACCTGTAATCAACCTATTATTAAATCATATGCTAGTGCATCATCATCCGTGTGTATTTCTTTCATCCCAGAATGGTATCTCTTTGGTATGTCTGGTATGGATGATGATATTTATAAAATATTCGAAAAACGTGTTTATGATGCAAACGTATGTACGTCTGGAAATTGCAAGGTTAAATTCCAAGGTGAAGTACTTCCGAAATGTACCCTTAATACATATGCGAAAATGTACACGAAGAGTGACGAAATTGTAACAGCATCGTGTGATAATTGGGTTGTATGTGTAGCTCCCAGTGACGACGGTTTCGAACAGGTGTCATTTGTAAATGGTATATGCACTTCTAAAGGTGGTACTCATGTGGACCATGTGATGAATGTTATTTCTAGTAGTGTCATTGAAGAGATGAAGAAGAAAATTCAACTCCGTCCGCATCAGGTGAAGAATGCTTTCATGGTATTCATAAAATCTACGTTGGTTAATCCAAGTTTCGGAAGTCAGGTAAAATCCGAATGTACATTGAAACCTCAAGAATTTGGTAGTAAATTTGATCCTCCTAAAATATTCGTAAAAAACATTCTCAAGACAAGTATTCAAAATGAATTATTGGCATTGTCGAAGTTCAAGGAATTGAAAGAATTGAAAAAGTCTGATGGTAATAGACGTTCAAAGATCACGGGTATCCCAAAGTTAGACGACGCTAATAAAGCTGGTACAACTGAATCTGGAAAGTGTACTCTCATTATCACAGAAGGCGACTCGGCGAAAACATTGGCAGTAGCCGGTTTGTCTATAGTTGGACGTGAGTACTATGGCGTTTTCCCCTTGAGAGGTAAATGTAAAAATGTTCGTGACGCCAGTGTGAAACAACTTACGGATAATAAGGAATTTAACGATCTCAAAAAGATTCTGGGACTGCAACAGGATAAAGTTTATAAGTCATTATCTGACCTCCGATACGGAAGACTTATGATCATGACAGATGCAGATGCAGATGGTAGTCATATCAAGGGATTGATTCTTAATATGATTCACTTCTTTTGGCCAAGTCTACTCGATCTAGGATTTGTAGTCAGTATGGTAACACCTATAATCAAGGCGACAAAGGGAACTACAGTCAAACCATTTTACACCGATTCATCTTTCCGTGAATGGTATGGTGATGGAAAACCCGGGTGGAAAATAAAATACTATAAGGGTCTTGGTACTTCCACATCGGCCGAAGCCCGTGAATACTTCAAGATTATAGATAATTTAACGGTACGTTTTGATCCAGATGAGACTACTACACAGTCAGTGATTCTTGCTTTCGACAAGACGAAAGCTGACGAAAGGAAAAGGTGGCTGCTCGAAAGTACTGAGAAAAAAAGTAATGAATTAGAAGTTGCATATGGTTCTGTCGACAGACTGGGTATAACGGATTTCATTCATCGAGATCTTGTGAATTTCAGTCTAGCTGACCTTAAACGATCGATTGCACACGTGTCAGATGGACTTAAACCATCGCAGAGAAAGGTGTTATACGCGTGCTTTACTCGAAATTTAACAAGTGAAATGAAGGTTGCGCAACTGGCAGCATATGTATCTGAAAAAACATCCTACCATCATGGTGAGGTATCACTTGCTGACACAATAGTAAAACTTGCCCATAGTTTTACAGGTTCAAATAATATTCATTTACTCGAACCATGTGGTCAATTTGGTACAAGGCTTATGGGTGGTAAAGATGCGAGTCAACCGAGATACATATTCACCAAATTGACAAAACATGCAAGACAACTCTATGATCAGAGAGATGATGCCATCTTAAAATACTTGGACGACGATGGAAAGGTAATTGAACCTGAACATTTTATCCCTATTATACCAACCGTGTTAATTAATGGTACAGAAGGTATAGGCACTGGTTTCAGTTGTTATGTACCTCCATACAACCCCGTGGATATATGTAACAACATCGAACGAATCGTAGACGGAAAAGACATGGTACCTATGAAACCATGGTTCAGGGGGTTTAAAGGTAAGATTTTCATGGATAACACGGGTTATTGGGTTGCGGAAGGATTATGGGTCGATCATGGAAAGAAAATAAAAATTACAGAGTTACCACCTGGTCGATGGACACAAGATTTCAAAGAATATCTTGATACACTCATCGATAAAAAGATTATTCAAACTTACATTAATAATAGTACTACGGAACATGTCGACTTTAATGTCATTGGATACACTGGTAATGATGTAGTGAAGGATTTCAAGTTACAAAAAACATTTCATACCACAAACATGCATCTCTTTCATCCTACCAAAGGTATACACAAATATAACTCACCCGAGGAAATACTTCAAGATTTCATGGAAATCAGGGTGGATGCGTACAAGAAACGAAAGGTACACATGATTAATGTATTAGAACAGCGTGTGAAGAAGAATACAAACATGTTCAAATTTGTAGACATGGTCATTAATGATAAGTTGGTGGTTTTCAAAAGAAAGAAAGATGAACTAGAAAAAGAAATGGAAACTCATTTCGACAAAATAAACGATTCCTTTGATTACCTCTTACACATTAAGACTTATCAATATACTCAAGAAGCAGTATCTACACTTATGTCCGAAACTGAAGAATTGAAAAGGGATCTTGAAACTTTGAAGGTAACTACATGTTCTGAAATGTGGAAAACCGATTTAAAAATTTGTCTACAATAAGATAATATGATTGTATCTGGAGCTGATACTGGAGCTACTGTCCGCCTTAATGCAATCGGAAAACAAGATGAATATCTGACACGCGAAGATCCTGAACATTCTTTATTTAAATATGAATACAAACAGCATTCGAATTTCACAAAATTTCATAGAAATACGAATATAAGAATACCCAGGGGCGAGACATCATGGCCGTTTGGTAAAACAGTGAAAGTTACTATGAACCCTAAAAACATGGGTGATCTGCTCAGCAACATGTATATATACATTAAATTTCCGGGTTTAAGCTTTGGTTCTAGATTAGCAGATCAGTTAGGAAGACATATAATAAAAACAGTTACAATGCGAGTTGATGAACAGGTTGTCGAAATTTTTCATGGTGATTGGGGTATTATTTACGACGAATTATATCTCGATGAATCAGAAAAAAGAACTAAACGTTATACACTGAATAGAAATCTCGCTGAAGATACGTCTTTAAGTGGTGCTAATCAACTTTTAACTATTTTCGAATCTGAGTTAATGATCCCAATACCCATGTTCTTTTCAAGAAAATATGAAGGTGATGAATATTCAACAAATAAACCAAATCGACCTTATTTTCCAGTGTGTGCGGTTCATAAACAAAAGATTGAATTTGAAATAGAGTTTCATCCACAGACTTTTTTTACGGATTCGAATGATACTATAAAATTAGATAGCTTTGACATTATTACAGAAGAAATGACTGTATCATCTGAAGAACGATCTTATCTTATGACACAAAAACAGGTATTCATCACAGATATCGTAAAGAAACATCCGACTACGTCAGGTACAGATGTCATAAAGATAGAATTAGTACCAGATATTCCTGTAAAGACACTTAATTGGTTTTTGAGAGATGAAAACTTTGAAACTATTCCAGGTGATCCAGAAGCATTCACTAATAGATTTAATTTTTCGACTAGTTCAGACTATTCCGTAATAAATTCATTCTTTGAACCTGTAATGGAAAGCGCAAAGTTGTTTATAAAGGGTCAAGATCTACCAAATTTACCATTAGCGAATAGTACATTTTATAAATATGTCATTCCATTAAATAGTAGACTGTCAAGACCATTAAGAAATATTTATACGTATACATTCTCGATGAATCCGATAAACGTGGAGCCGTCGGGAAGTTTAGATTTTGGGCAATTACAGTCTAATAAAACAGTATTGGATATTAAATTAAGAGAAAATCTAGGAAGAATTTTTACATTACATATATACTATGTTGGATATCAAACATTTATATTTCAAAATGGATATATGTCTATTCCTTACTAAATAATTTATTTTTATTCTGTTTAATATATTCGACTACATTATTTTTTATACACCATCTAATGAAATTCAATTGTGCTACTGTCGTGTTAATCTCTTGATGTGTAACAGGTATAACATACGCAATTTTTTCGGTTCTACAGAATGGATCGAACAACTTTTTACTATATCCATCTAAACTTGATTTGTACGCACAATGTACACTAAAATTTTTACCATCGGATGTTGTGTATGAAAGATTATTTTTTTTTGAATAATTTGTAATAAACCATTCGAGATTTCTGAGCGATATACCTCCGGATTTATTCAGAAGTTCTAAAAGCATGTTTCTATTTTCGGGTACTGAGTAAAATGTATTGATTGATGATAATAGAATATCCGATTTATTCATTATTACATAATAGTCGATAATTCTCTAAATTCATTAACTTTACTATGCGCTACATTGCAGGCTGGGCAATTCGGTTGCGGTGGTGAAGGATATGGGTGATTATGCCTTTTGTTTGTATTTGTACTACCACCTACGAGCTGAATAGGTCGTTTATCATTAACATGATGCATACAGTATCCTTCTAATACCGCCCTATTTTTACAAAGCGTTCCATCCTTCTTCACACCTAAACAAAATTCATTTCCTATGAGATCTTTTCTCGCAATCTTCAGTGGAACATGGTATAACTTAGAAACTTTCTCTACAACTTTACATAACTCTTCATGAACTCTTTTTTCTACTTCCGTTTCAATTAGTAATGCCACCTTTTCAGGTATGCCCATATAATACTATTGCTCTTCATTTTTAAATAAGTCATCTATCATTATATCTTTCTTCTTCTTCTTGTTTGACACTCTCGTCTTCTTCGGTGGTTTTGTGCGATTGATGAGTTCCCCGAATATTTCCTCTTTAGGATTTTGAAATAAGGGTTCCAATAAATCACATACCGGATTCATGAATTTGTTTTTGAAGTAATACACGTAATCAATCTTCAAATTATTCTCTTGGGTATATTTTGGATCCTCGGCTTTTTCGAAAGCTTTTGCACGGTGATCACCGATATCTATTAATAAATACGGTACACGATCACCAGACTGTGGTTCGGATCCAGGCTGTCTTTCGCGCATTTTATCCCTCACCCTTACATGAGACAGATTTGAAGATTTATACGAATCACCCAATTGCTGCGAAAGAATGAGCTTCTCTGGTGGTACGTCTCCCTCCAATAATTCAACTGCGCGTTTTCGAGCTAAAGCTTTGGGTGCCTCCGTATCCGGACTCTCCAATACAACATTCAACAACTCTTTACATACCTCTCGAACATGCGGTGTATTATCACGTCTGACGAGCTGCAAACCCTTCACATCTACATAATCCATGTTCATTTCACCATCTTTATTTTTTGTCCATAGCTTAGCAGCGTATCTTTTCTTAGAGTACAAAAAATACGGACAGTATACCTTTTCTAATTCCAAGTTATTAGGTTTTTTGAATAGTGTGTTACATGCCTCTGCTGCCTTCTCACCCAACTCCCAACTATATTTAATAGCATCAATACCAGTTCTATCCCCTACGTCAAATTCAACCATCACACTATCCGTATCACCATATCTCACCTTTGCACCCGGAAAATGCTTTTCGACGTAATTCTTCGTCTCCTCTATCATATTTCTACCCTTCATGGTCACCGTTGATGCTATAGGTACACACGGAAGCATGCCCACAGAAGCACCTGTGAAACCATATACAGAATTCATAGAAATTTTATAGGCCAATTGCTTACCGTTGAACATCCGTTTTGTCGCACCTGTCGATGCAGCCATGTCCTTTTTCGCCTGTTTACGAAATTGTTTAAGTTCCGCGAGAATGTTAGGCAATACACTAGGTACCCCTTGTGCAAAAACATGCTTCCCAAAACGTTCGTATGTGATGCCAGGTAAATTATCATACTTGGGATCTAATACAAGCGTAGAGTAGCATAAATTATGAGCCATCATGATGGATGGGTACAGACCCTCGAAATCGAGAGCTGTTATAGGTGTGTAATAAGCTCCTGCTTGCGCTTCTAACACGGTCGCCCCTTCATACCCCGTTGGATCCTTATATCCGTATTCAAAAGTAGGTACAATATATCCCAACTCCCGCGCTTTTTTTGTTAATTGACTAAAAACTTTGATCTGTTGTCCTCTTTCTACGAGATAGTTTAGCGGTACCCATGTCGCCTTAGCCATCTCTAAAAGATTCATAAGGGTAGAAAGCTTTTCCAGAAGTCTATGAGGCAACAACGTATCTTTTATACAATATTCAGCA